CTATGCGTAGGTATGAATTATTTTTTGAATGACTTTTTCCTTATAGTTTGTCGACGTACAATTTTTCATCTTACTGATGGAAACAATTGCAAGTGCTTCTGCCTCTAACATGCTAATTCTTCCCCTCGATTGCTCGACAATCTCAGATGCTAATTCTTTCATTAAAAGCTTGTCCAAGCGTAACACCTCATTTTTTAGATTTCTCCCAACGTTGCTCTTTATAACCTTTCGAGAATTTTATAGGCAGGGTAGTGTTTATCTAAATATTCTTTAAGACTTCTCAAAGATGTGATCGTTTTATCAATAATAGATTTTCGTTGTATTCCATTGTATAAATAAATAATATTTTGAAATTCGACAACATAATAAATATTTTCCTGATCTGCATCTAATTGCACTAAGCTATCAAAATTGATTTCCCAATTGGGTGATTTTTTATAAATAAATTTTTTATCCCCTATCTCCTTTACTAATTGATCCTCCTCCTCCGTCTGTTTATCCATCAGTATTAAACTAGTTACTGAACTATCCATACATTGACATTCGAGAGCATGTCCTCCTTCATCATTTAAAATCACATTCGTTATACCGCCGTAGAAATCTCTCATTAGCTCATCGGAGATATCTCGATCATTGTAAAGCACTAATTCTATTACTGCCGTTGTTTCTCTTACATTCATTTACATCCCCCTTTTAATTTGCGCGGACCGACTCCATACAAAATTAGCTTGTTTTCATTCTATCACGAACATCTGTTCGTTTTCAAGTTTATTTTTAGAGAATATTTACAATTATTTAGAATGGAGTATTCTATGAAAATAAAAAAAACTGGTATTAACCAGTTCTAAACGTCCATTATTATCTGTCCATAATTTGTATTTATAAAATCTAGGTCTATTTTATGCCGAAGTATAGAAAAACTAACATACTGGTTATTTTTATCCACATACCCAGTATCATATTTACTTGCAACCTTCTCTAATATTTCTTTATTGACGATTTTTATCTCATTTTGGCGAACCAATTCCCAAATATACCACATCATTCCTGATGCCTGAATTGTACTTGCAATTAAATTATGATTATCAAAGATTACTTTCGCTAAATCCAATGCTCTATTGCCAAAGGATGCCCTTAATTGGATATCCTCACTCTTTGCATTTGCCTTCTTAAAAATATAAGTACTATCGGAAAAATATTTTTGTCCCTGTTTTGGCTTCATACTTGTAGAGGAAATCTTATCTAATTTTTCTAGCCTCCAATAGAGCTCATCGGAAATTTCAATAACCCTGCTATAGCCCTTATTATTCGTCAGCTTTGCCAAGTATACCCCATTGCTTTTTTCTAAATCAGCCATTTTTAAATTTAAGATTTCACTGTAGCCCTCCCCCTTAATTCCCTCAAATAAACAGAGAAGAAATACAGCATGTCTTTGGTCATCAAACAGGTTCATATAGCTAAACAATTGCTCTCTAGTATAGCGAATAATGGATGCTTTATAGACAAATGTACTGCAATAGTCCATAGTAATGCTGGTAGGAAGCCGTTGTGAACGATTATTCGTATAGCCATTGGCAATTGCCCATTCTATATATCTGATGATAAAACCAATTGATGCACTTAAAGATTGTGGACTAGGTGATTTCAAGCTGTAAAATAACTCTTCAAGCTCTACCTTATTCATATCAAATATATCTTTATTTTTTTGATTTTCGAGTACGGTTGCTTTATTAAATAATGATAAATAAGTAGTTAAACTATTTTCTTGGATATCTAATGAAGTTAAATACCATTCTTTAATATCTTTATTAAAAACATTATCTTTAAGGATCATTTTTACACCTCATTCTTTTAGTAAATGTTGAAATACTGATTGAATTTTAGTTCTGCTACGCGCGCTCATGCTGCCATATTTAAGAATTCCAATTTCCTCCCATAATGGATTATCTGTTGAAAAGTCGATTTTATTGAGGTATTGACGTAAATTATCAAATGGAATTGTATGCTCAAACATTCTTGCCGCTAATTCAATATGGCCTATAAACATTCTACTTTTAAACATTAAAGAGTTTTTATCTGATAAATTTGATTTATAATAGGCGAAAAGATACATCATATAATCATTTATCACCTTCGCAACCTCGATGACTTCTAGACGATTCTCTAGTTGGAAGCTATGATCGATGGCATCCGACAATTCCGAGAAAGTAACAACTTCCCCATATGAATATTTAACATTTGAATTGGATGTAATTCTTCCCTTTAATTCACCATCCGCTTTTAATTCAATCACAACCTCATCCGCTAATTTATCTTTTGCTAGCTCCCGTAATCTCGGTTTAGGTATTGGATTGGCTTTTGCCATATCGACCTGAACTCTTTTACATTGTGCCTCCGTCATATTCGAAAAAATTACGATCATATTCCCTTCCAAATCAACCCTCTTCATATAGGCATTATAGATAGAGAATGTTCGATGCGCACCATCTAAAACATCTATTTGTGTGCCCTCTAATAATGTGAGCGATTTTTCTCTATCATCATAAATTAATTCAGCTCCATCTTCCCCGGTACCAACCTTGGCATTATAGCGTAGTGTAGAAGTTATTAAATCACCATCTAAGGTTTGTTTTTCAATCTCGCGCAAAGATTTAGGATTTAAATTCATAACCTCTATTATTTCGTTTTTAACTCTCTTCTTTTTTGCCTGTCGCTGAATATTAGGATTATACATGGTAATCCCACTCATCCACAGCTTACCGATGATTGAATTAGGGACGATTGCTGCATATTCATTGTGCCCTGTTTTTATAACGTTCTCGAAAGTATAAGGTAAAGTGATAATTTCATCGTAAGGTGATTCTTTTATGTACAATCTCAGCTCTTTAATTTCTGAAGGATTGAGCCATTCTTTGATCCAGTCTTGGTCACTATCTGCAAACTTTAAATGAAGCTGTTCACCAAGCAATAGTAAATCCTGTAGCTGTGCCTCTATTAGTTTATTGTGATCATTTATCAGTTCAATAATATTGCCTAAGCTTATGTTATATTTATTAAGCTGTATGGCAATCTCATCTAAAATCCCATTATGCTGCACTAACAGAGGAATTCTAGCTTTTATTTGTTCAATTAATAATTCTTTCGTTTTGCCAACTCTCACCTCTACACGCTCCCTTATTTTTGACTATAGTCAATAGTAGCATAATCAATTTTAATTTGTAAATTTTTAAATTATTTCATTTAAATTAATTCTCAAAATTTAATAGATAAATTAATTTAAAATATTGATTTATTTTTAAATTGAATTATAATAGGCTAAAGTATAAAAATAAAGGGGGATGTAGTAATGGCGTATCAAACTTATAAGGATACAAAGTATAGACAACTTGTGTTATCAGATGTAATCGTTATTAAAGAACTATTAACTTTTAGAGGCTCTATTGATGATACCAGCTTAAATCAAGGGGCATGTGCGACCAATTCATTGAAATTAAACACAGAAGTTATTAGCCTATTTGCTGATTTAGATGAATTAATTAAAAAATCCTTAAATAAAGAACAAATTAAATTACTTCATTATATTGCTAAAGACTATTCTTACTATACTATAGGTAAAATTTTAGAAATACCTGTTAAAACAGTAGGAAGTAAATTTAACACAATTTGTTTACGAATAAAACAAGAAAACGATCGACAATGGCGCAAAGCAACCTATATAAACAAGTTGCATTTAAAAACAAAAAGCTGTAGTAAATGCAAAGATACTCTCCCTGCGACCGATGAATTTTTTAGTGTCAATAGCAGCAGTAAAGATCTTCTCCATTCACAATGCAAAAAATGTAAAAAATAGACCTGGGCGAAAAAGGTGGATTTTACCCTGCACTAGCCAACCTAATAGGTAGAAGGAGAAATAATATGAAATTACAATTACCTAGTTTAATCATTGAATTGCGCATGGAGCTTCCTATTGAAGACAGAGTTCAATACATACAAACGCTTTTAGAAAAAGAAAAAGTCGTTTACCGAGGGAAAGAGATCACATTAGATGACTATTTCAGCATAACTGCTCAAACCTATCATACTACTATTATTTTAGACATGCTTGCTTATTACATAACAAAAGGATATTTTACTAGGGATGAACTTTTACTAGAACAAGAAAATTTAGCGTATATAAAAGAAGCAAAAAAGCGTCATAAAAGAAGCAGGCAAATTATGAAACTATTAAGAAATCATAATACTCCACATCGTTTACAGGATAATTACGTGCTTTCTCATCATAAGCTGAAAGAGATGGGAAAAGGCTCTAGCAGACATAACACATTTTCAGGTATCTCCTATTTTGAAGCAATTAGCTTTGGGATTGAAGATGCGGAAGAGGTTTTTACCTAATAAATGAATTAATACAAAATACGAAATTTTCTAATGGGGCTGTTCAGTTTACAGCCCCATAATGAAGGTTTCATATAATATAGAGGATCAATAAGAAGTAGATCTCAATTGATTAACTTCTATTAATACATGAAAGAAGGTGATGCCGATTGTATGTTTAAATTAATGTAAAAAATACATATTCTATTGTTATTTTCTATATTGAAACCTTCGAAAATAGCACTCTTCTTTAGGAGGATAAAGGAGAATGAAAATTGTAAAAACAATAAATGAATTTTATCACTTATTAGTAAATGATGAGAAGCTCCTCCGTTTACTATACTACATGCCCAAAGATACAGGGGATGATCCTCTCGATCCTTTAAAAATGAATGTCTCACAGTTACCTGAGAAAGATCATATTCTTCAAAATGTACTAGTTATCGGTGATAAAACAAATGATTTAGCGTTGGAAACCAATACTTGTAGAATTTGTTTCTACACAGGTTCACGTATACCTCAAAAAAATTATCTGAAAAGCATCAATCAATTTACGGATAATCCATATTCAAGCACCCAGCAATATATCTTTGATATTTATACCCCTGCTTCTGCCAACAATATTGATTTTCGACTAGATTGGCTTGGTGAAGTACTAAATGAGGTATTGTTTCAGGAGGACATTGAGGAATTTGGGGATTTAAGATTCCATAGCGGACTCCCAATAACAACTGTTCCAAATGGTTTTATTGGTTATCGTTGGACCTACATCATGCCTTCTGGCCAACAGCCTATGGGATTTAAATCATGAATATGGTCACAAAAAAGGCGTTTGGCAAACCAATTACATATAAAGGGTTATCCATCTACCCTGTAAAAATGAAGGATGCAGATGAATTTTATGAGGCTGTACAGTGCTTACTTTTACCTAAAAACGACTTTCAGCAGCCGGAAATTGTCAGAATGTCTTACTTATTGTTTTTGCTTACGATGGCGCAGAACGAGGATGGCTATATCTTACTTGAAAAATTAATTGCCTTATATCGCCTAGTCTTTAAAACTGAGGACATACAAATTTCAATCAATGAAAAAGGTATGGTCTTGATAACAGTCAATGGCATTTCATTGCATGAGCGTGATTTTGATAAGATTAAAACTTTAATTAGTGAGCAAAATCTAATTGATTTAGAGGATGAATTTATCGATCCAGATACAAAAAAGGCCATTCAAGAAGCACGGGCATTTATGGCAAAAAGAAAAACAAAGCAGGCCGACTTAGAGCAGCAAATAATAGCTTACCATTGTAAATCAGGACTCCCCTACCATGAAATTGAACAATTAACGCTTTACCAATTCCATAAAGGATTAATTCGAATGGACTATATGGTAAGCAGTGATGCCATTCTCAACGCTCGATACTCGGGCATGGTTGAATTTAAAAATGAGCATGAGCTTCCTCATTGGCTAAGTCATATCGAGGAGCCAAAGAAAAATGAGGATGTTATTATCACAAAATCAGCATTTGATCAACAAATGAAAAAACTGGGGCTTGCCTCTAGTTAAAATAAAAAACAATCACAAAAAGGACGGTAATCTTTTATGACACAACAAAATCAATTTTTAACTTCAGTAGCAAATGTTCGTTTATTCGATCGCTTAACAGATGAATTAATTTTAAATGGTAAGACATTACTAAATTCATCCATGACACAGGCTATTCAAACTCAGGCCATCCATGCTGGAAAAGGCTCTAAAAAGGTATATGAACTGAACTATCAAAAGGAACTAACATTCTCTATTGAAGATGCTGCTTTCGATACAGCATATATCGCCTTACAAAACGGTACAGAAATCAACCATCAACTAGCTGAGTACTACACTGACGAAATTATTTTACTTGATGCCAATGGTAAAGGAACGCTTGCCGAAACACCTATTGGTCAGGTTCATGTTGAGCAGCTTAACGGCACATTCACACAATATACGCCTGCTGGCAAAGAGATTACGGTTCCTGCACTAGCAGGTAAGGAAGTACAGGTGGTCTATGCTGTTCAGGAGATGATGGATACAATTGAAATCTCTGCTGATTCCTTCCCTAAGGCTGTACGTATGGAATTAAATGTAGATATCCGTTCGAATAATGGTAAAACAGGTGAAGTTATTATTGAAGTGCCAAACTTCAAGCCGAATGGTGCCGTTGAAATTTCAATGACACATGAGGGTGTAGCATCTTCTTCTCTAGCAGGTAGCTCACTTGCAGATAAAAAAGGAAACTATGCATATATTAAGCTTCGAAATTTATCTGAGGAAAAAGTACAATTTACTGCTCTAGCTGCAAATCCATCACGTCTAGTTCTAGATTCTGCTGTTGCCGGTGATTCTCAACGTATTTCGGTATTAGGTATTCGTGGTGCAGGCTATAGCAATGTACTTTTACAAAATAGTGATTTAACATGGACATCAAAAGCCCCAGCAATTGCAAGTGTTAATGCAGATGGTGTCGTAACGTTAGGTGCCTCCGCAAAAGCCAATGATCAAACAATGATTGAAGTAACCGATGGAACATTCGTTGAAACTATTGCTGTAGATGTTATTTAAATAAATTAATTTAAAACGGGTAGAGATTAAATTCTCTACCCTTTCTATTGAACATAAAAGGAGCTTAAAAATGACAAAACGTGAAACAAAATTAACGTTAGCGGATATTCAAAAAAGTGCTGATGCCCTAAATAAGAAGCAAAAGTTTTATATCGATAAAGAACAAGGAAAGTTCATCTATTACTATCCAAAGTTTAGTAAACGTAAAATTACGATATTGATCAATGATTTAGCGAATTCGCTGGAATATGCTCAGCAACATAAGCTGGAATATTTTGAAAATGATTATGAGTTAAATAATTATATCTTCTTTTTAATCATTAAGCATTTTACGGATTTACAAAGTGAATTAAAGGATAAACCCATTGAAACGCATTTTGCCACGATGAATTATCTCGTGGATATTGGCTGGTACGACATATTTTTAACAAAAATGTTCACCATGCAGGAAATCTCCAATGCATTAGAGGAAATTAATAAACGATTGCACTTAAGCATTAAATTTTTAGAAATGGAAAAAGAGTACTTCAATATTTTACAAGCAGCTGCTGCTAAGGACACCGAAGGAACTTCTGATGATTTTTAGCCTCTGCCCATAAATAGTTAAAATTTTGAACTACTCCCCTACCTTCTTTGGGTGGGTATTTGAATATTTTAGGATATTTACTGTTTTATACAACAATAAAGAAAGATGAATCGATCACTGCCTTGTATTGATCGATTATCTAAAATTAGGAGGGAAAATCGATTGAGTACTGGTGGTGGACAAACAAAACCAATAGAGCTATTAGCTGCTCTAGGTATCAATGACGATATTTCAAAAAAAAATATACAGACCTACATCAAAAGATTAAAAAACATACCTGCTATTAAAATGAGCTTAGATGTAAAAGGACCCAACACTCAAATATTAATAGAGTTTAAAAAACAATTACAAGCCCTGGAGCAACAACTACAGAGCGTTAACCAAAAATATCAAGAAATCGGAAGTGACTCACCCCCTTCCCTCTCATTTTTCGACGAATTGAAGAAGCAGATCACGCACTCTGTGAAATCAATTAACACACTATCTCAAGCATTTGGTGATGCCAACATCAATGTCAGCAAATTTTACAAGCAGCTAGCAAAAACCCCGGCTGGTGACCTACGAACATTAGAAAATATTGTATCTAAACTAAAAACTGAAGTAGAAACTATCAGCTTCAATCATATTCAATTCGGGGGCATTCAAGAAACACTTGCAAATCTACAAGCCTTAGAATCCAATTTGTATTCGATATATGAATTAAATAAGGCCTATGCAGATACAGCCGATTTCGAGCAACTAACTTCCCAGATAACAGATTTAAACACCCAGCTATCCAATATTCAGCTTGGTGAAGGCTTAAACATAGCAGGATTATCAGACATCCCACAACAACTAGAAAAGATTAACCAAGGTATCGAGGCCTTTGGAAAAAATACAGCCGCTGCAGCTCAAAGTTCGACTTCTTTAACATCTTCTATTATGACTGGGTTAGGTCACGCATCCACATTAAAAACAGTTGCAGAGGATGTTACAGGTATAGTAGCTTTTTCTAAGAAGGCACTTTTAGGGTTTAATATAGCTGGGATTGTTTTAGGTGCTAGTGAATTTGCGTTAAATGAATATTTTAAATATAAAGAAAAAGAAAAAGAAAAACTTGAGGAATTAAAAGCTGAAGACCAAGAAATATTGAAATCCTATAGTTCAAATGCAAATGAAATCAATAGTCAGGTAGATAGATATACTCAATTAGAGAAATCCATGGCGTTAGGAAATGCTGATCCTACTGTCCTTGCAGAATATCAGGATATTTCTAATCGACTTGGTGAACTCTTACCTCATATTGTTGCCCATGAAGATGAATATGGTAATAAAATAATTGGTTCTTCAGAGGCTCTAAAAGTAAAAATTGACCTTCTGAAAGAACAGCAGGCTTTAGAAACGCAAATTGCTGGCGAAGCTACCAAAGAAAAACGCAATGAAGATATAAAAACCCGAAAAGGTGCTATTTCTGACTTAGAGGATGAGTATGACAGTAAACTAAATGATGCTGCAAAGGATCTAAGAAAAAAAGCTAAAAATTTGCCAACAAAAGAAATGTTTTATGGTTATAATCATAAACCAATGTTAGATTCTCCAGAAGATTTTGACGATAAAATAAAGAAATTTAATAAACTTCAATCTGCAGCTGAGAAAAGCGGCAATAAAAAACTTGCTGATGATTACAAAGAACTAAGCGATGCTCTCAAGTACCATAAAGAAGAAATTATTAAAACCGAATCCGAGCTTAATCAAAATGTTTTAGCTCAAAAAAATGACTATATATCAAATATTGCTGATGTTATCAATGAAAACGATAAATTAACAGACAGTGTTAAAAACAACGCTGAAGGTTTTGCTGCTCAATTAATTGCCGCTGCAAATACATCCGATTTAGATACTTTGCAAGATTCATTAACATCATTATTTTCAAACGAAGACGCCTCTACATTAATTAATGACGTTATTGGTTCCTTTCAAAAAATGGAGAATGCTACATCTGAAACGTTTAACGCAATGGCAAGTCAAACTCACGATAAAATAGAGAATATGTCTGACGACCTCCTAAAACTGGGTTTAAATGAAGAAGAAGTAAATAGTATTATGGGTTCGTTGGAAAAACGATTTACTGATACTACTCGAACTCAAAGAGAACTGTCCAATGAAATGAAAGTTAATAACTTAACATTCGCTGAAGCAAAAGAAAAAGTTTTTGGTTACAACAAAGAAGCAGAAAAATTGACAACAATTTATGAACAACTAGCAGGTGTATCTCAGAAAAAAATAAATGACACTTCGGATTTATTATTCCAATATCAGATGTTAACTAATCAATTGAAGGGTTATACAGAAGAAGAAATTCGAAACCTTAGTCAAAAAGGGAATTTAACAGCGGAAGAGCAGCGTCTTGTAAACGTAATGCACACTAGGAACGGAGTAATAAATAGTTTAAATTCAAATTATCCCACTTTACTTGATATTGACGGTAAAGCTATTAAGCTAAATGAGGAAAAGATAAAAGCAATTGAAGCTGAGAACAAGGCGAATGAAGCACTGTTAAATGCTTTAAAATTAGCTCGTGAAGGCAAGCTAAATGAAGAGCAAAAAATGACATTAGATGCAGCCTTAGAAACTAATAATCGAATAGCAATTATTAATCAGGAAATTGATGCATTACAATTAAAAAGAAACGAATATGCAAAGGATATAAACTCAAAAAAACCTCATGATAGTGATACCTTAAGAAGTGAAAAGAATGATAGCCAGCTATATGATAAAATATCAAATAAAAAAGCAGAATTAATAGATTTAACAAAGCTAAAAATAAATTATGGCGAACAGTTAGGTAAGGTTGGAAAAGCAGTCTCATCTGTCAGTAAAGCAGAAAATGCAGCTAACAAAACAACAAAAGATTCCATTTATATCACAGATAAATTTAAAGATACCTTAGAAAACCTCAACCTAGAGATTCAAAAGCAAGTAAAAGTTCAAGCTACTTTCCCCAAGCATTCTGATGAATATCGAAAATCACTGCAGACTCAACTTGAGCTTGAAAGAGATAAATTAAGTTTACTTGAAAACCAAGAAAAATCTCTTAAATCCCAAATTTCCTCTGGAAAAATTAATAAGACAGGCACTGTTGCAGGTAATACATCAACCACTACTTCTTCCACTAAACTAAATGGTTGGAGTGGGAAAATTACCAGCAATTTTGGCAACCGTATTTTAAATGGAAAGAAGGATTTTCATTTAGGTGTAGATATTGATGGAACTAAAGGACAACGATTAGATGCTCCTGTTAGTGGGACAGTAATAAAGAGTGGTTACGCAGGCAATAACAAAGAGGATTCTTCATATGGCAATATTGTTATGATTAAGGATGACTCGGGTATAAAACATCTATTTGCACATATGGAAAAAACGCTCGTTAAAATTGGAGACAATGTTACAGCTGGCACACAGATTGGAACTATTGGAAATTCTGGCACAGTTTCATCAACATCCGGTGACGGTTCTCATTTGCATTATGAGGTTAGAAAAAATGACAAAGCCATCAACCCCATTGATTACTTAAATAATGCAAAATCAGGTACAGTTAGTTCAACAAACTATACTGCTGTAGAAACAACTCTACAGGCTATCGATCAGGCTAAATCAGAATTGGTAAGGATGCAAAGTGACGTTCTTAATCAAAAAGAAGTAATAGCAAAGATTGAAAAAGATATTATTGATTCCCAATTATCTTATTTTGATTGGAAACGTGGCAACATTCAATCTAATTTAGACTATGAAGATGCCAAGCTAAAATTGGTCGATAAAAGCTCTAGTAGATATACAAAAACGATTGATTTACAAACAAAGTATTTAGAACAAAAGCAGGCCGTTAATAATGAGGAATTAAAATACATAGAAGATTTAATAAAAAATGGGTCTTTATCTGCAGTCACACTTGATGAGATGAAGGGCAAATTATTAGAATTAAAGACGGAAATGCTTGACACAAATAATGCTATTTCACAAATGGCATTGAATAAGCTTGACATATTTGAATATCAACGTAGTCTACCTGAATCACAGCTTGACTATGAAAATGTCAAAATTAAGGAGCTAGATACGAATTCAGCTAGATATGCGAAGACATTACAGCTAATGACCATTTATATGAATCAAAAACAAAATGTTAATCGTAATGAGTTGAATTATTTACAGCAGCAGATTGCAAATGGTAAACATTTTGGTGAAATGTTAGAAAAGCTAAAAGAGCGTTATGTTGAACTAACGACTGAAATGAAAGCTTTAGATATTGAAATTCGCGAAAAGAATTATGAAATCATCCTAAATATTAAAACTCAGTACGATGAAAAAAATGATGAAATTCAATATCAAATTGATAGAAGTAAACTTATCCAGTCGATGTACAAAGAAGGCTCAGCTGATGCGACTCGTGAAATAAACTTTCAAATTGAGAAAACAAATGAGTTATATAACAACACTGTAAAAGAAATTGAGGAATTACAAGATAAATTACATTTTGATTTAAACCCAGAGGATATTAAAAAAATAGGAAAAGATTTAGATGAACTTAGTTTATTAGAAATACAAATAAGGGCCAATTTAAAGGATTATGATAAACAACTTGAAGACAGTGAACAAAAAGTAGTAGATGAACTTGCCAATAAATTATTTAATGCCTACAAAGAATATATACAAGAAAAACGGGATGCTCATATAAAAAGCATCGACGAGGAAATTAAACGGGAAAATGAACGTCACGACAAGGTCATGGACAATTATAAAGATGAGATGGATTTATTTAGAAAAAATGTCCAGGATAAATTACAGCTAATTGATCGCCAAGAGGCACAACGTGATTACAACCAGGATATTAATAAACTTGAAAAAGATCGCAATGATATTCAAGGACAATATAATCTACTTCTTCTCGATAATTCACATGAAGCAAAAGCAAAACGGAAAACGTTACAGGAGCAGCTTCAACAAATTGATGAGGAAATTTCCGAAAAACGTCATGACAGAGAAATTGAGCTACGAAAGGAATCCTTAAATGATCAGCTAGAGGCGAAAGAAACAGAAATAAGTCAAAAAGAAGAATTAGAAACGGAGTATCATGAAAAAGAATTAAATTTACTAGATGAGAAAAAACAATATTGGGAGCAATATTATACAGATCAGTTAAATAATGAACGCAAATTGGAAGAGATTAAAGGGAAAATTCGTAAAAAGGAATTTGAATCCTTAAAACAGGAATTTGGCGATTATAAAAATTGGTTAGTGGAAAGTATGCCTGAATTACAAAAAACTCTCTCTGAATCTATGGAAAAGGTCGGAAGTTCCATAAGGCAAAACATAATTGATGAATTAGATAATGCAATAAATAAAATTCAAGAATTTAAGTCACTAACAGAGGCAAACGGAGACTTTGGTTCTTCAAATAATTATAATAATCCTGAAAACAAATCGACACTAATCGAAGGAGATATGCAAGTTCTGTTGGGTAAATTTATGACAGATGTTCTTGCTAAGAATGAGACAAATTCTATACGTCAGGCAAATATTCGTGAAAAGGCCCATAATTTAGCGAATGAGGGAAGGATAAAAAATAATTCACAAATACCTATAAATATAGACTTTAATGACTACATAACGAGCACATTATCTGATGCTGATCGCCTTAAGTTAAGTCAATATTTTAAGGAGCAAGCTAAAAAAGTTGTCATTACGCCTGATCTCCAATCACTTATTGAAAGGGAAGCGGATCTCTTAAAGTTAAAAGGTAGGAGTTATGTTTTACAGAACTCCGCTTCTGCCCTACAAGGAGGAATTACAAATTATTCAAGCAATGGCATTGACGGATTAGGTGGTAAAGCAATGATTGTTCATCCAAATGAATTAATTAACTCCCCTATCGATACAAACAACTTATTGTCAATGGCGAATATACTGGAAAGAGCAGGCTTATTTTTCCGACCACTATTTGATCGACTTCCATCATTCACTAATACCTTTAGCACTGTTCAAGCCGCTTCTGCTTCAACCTACGGAGATATTAATATTGAATTTAATATAGACAAAATGAATGGTGATATGAATGATTTAACGAAATTCAGTAAAATGATTAATACCGATTTATTACGTAAGAGAGGGATGAGAAATTAGTGTTAGAATCAATTCATTTTATGTATGACAATATCTCATCAAAGGATATGGGTGTTTATATAGGATGGTCTTCGGGCAATTTGTTTGAGGAAAATTTTCTCCCCATCAGACGAATTGTTGAGAAAAAAGTCACTAATAATGAAATACCTTACTTTCAGAGAGTGGAACATGAACCACTCTCTTTTAAATTGTCTTTTTATCTAGAGAATTGGATAGATGATGAAGACTTAAGAAAAATTGCACGTTGGCTTTTTCAGCCATATTATAAGCCACTGGTCTTTGATCATCATCCTAATCGAGTCATGTATGCCCTTGTTGAGGGTGATTCTACCTTAATCCATAATGGGCTTAAACAGGGTTATGTGGAATTAACCATCAGATGCTCCTCCCCCTATACTTATTCTCATGAGCAAATTATGGATAATATTGAATTCAGAGAATTAAATAAAAGCTACCTATTAAAGGATGACATCTCTACATTTCCTCAAGGTGAATGTCAAAATGTGAAAATCACTGCAAATGGACTAACTATTGATGAGATGAATAATACTTGGGGCATTCTGTATGCCAATACTAAACATTGGAGTGATATATAAAAATGGAGACGACAAAAAAGCTAGGATTAAAAACAGTAACTGATTCATCATTTGAAAAGGATGATATAAAAGAAACCATTGTTAACTATGGGACAAACTTCAATAAACTAGAAGACTATCTTACATCTTCAGTTCAATCTATTGAAGAATTACAGGATAATACACTATACTCCATTGGTCATATCCTTTGGAATAAAACACCTATCACTGGCGGTCACATTGGATGGGTCGCAACACGTGAGGGTATTCATGCGAAAAAATGGAATTCAAATAAAAATTATATAGTAGGTGATTTAATTAAAGCAGAGCCTGATAATGGCGGCCTTTACGAGTGTATAGTTGAGGGAAAAAGCACCACTACTCCCCCAACTTTTCTGTCAGGCTTACATCTTGAGTTTTATGATGCAAATGGGCAAAATTGGCGTAAAGAGTATAACTATGAAGTTGGGGATCTTGTTTTTTCTACAAATGGCAGCAAACAGTTCTATTATATTTGTGAAACCGCTGGATACTCCTCCCCTTCCGAGCCAGAATGGTCATTAGTTCAAAACAATACTGCATTTATTGATGGCTCAGTGGTGTGGAGAAAAGCTAAAACGATTAAATGGAAACGTATCGGCAACAGCTGTGAATTTAGACCATTCGGGAAAATAGAATAGAGGTGCTTAAATGAAAAACTGGGGTTCTTTCTTAAATATCAAAGGCTCATACATCTCTAAGATTCATCCAATTTCAACGAATTCGCCGAATTATTTAACGACCATTGCCGCCAATATTTTAAATGTACATAACAAAGAAGTTCATTTTTATTTTTCCGTGTCCTATGATTACATCACATGGACAGATTGGAAAGAAATAAATTTAGATGAAACAAATCTGTTAGATCAATATGAGCTGAAAGGATTAGCCTTTAAATATAAAATTACAATGAGTGCCTCTAAGGAACATGAAAAACCATACATACAATCATTTTCTATCCAATTTGATCCATGTGCTGTTTTTGAAAACTTAGGTGATTTCAATGTTAAACCAAAAGTATGGATTAGAAAAAAGAATGGGAATGGGGACATAGAACTAACTAATACGATGACCAACCAAAAAATGCGGTTACGTAATTTAATACATGATGAGGAAGTCTATATTCATTGTCAAAAGGAAGATATCGTATCAAATAGGCAAAATCTTGGCGTCTATCGATACGATGATCATAATGATGAATTTTTAGAGTTAGTAACTGGGAAAAACTATTTAAAAGCAAGTGGAGACTTTGACATGCAAGTTAGATATCAGTACATATTTATTCAACAATAGTTCCAGTGAAAGGAGGTGATAAAGTGAATTTAGGTGATATTAACTATAATTTAAAAGCTGCAAAACCCAAAATTTTCCTTTGTCAACCAAATAAAAAAACCATTGCATTGCTAAGTGAAGCCTATGATATTAGCTACAATACAAAAATATCAGTATTAAACCAATTGACCTTTAAAATTCCAACAGTCATCATGGAAGACGGTATTCCAAAGGATAATGAAAACATTGAAAAAATAAAAAATCGCTATTTATTTAAACTTAAATTTGGCCCCACTACGGAATATTTCTTACTAAATGAATCTAACAAATCCTATAGTGAGGATGAGTTTATCCAATACACGGCTCTTTCTCTAGGCGTTCAACTTAGTGATAAAAATATTAGAGGATACGAGGTAGTCAGTAAAACACTTGCCCAAATTTCAAATGAAATATTATCATCGGCTAATACAAATTGGCAAGTCGGCTATGTAGATAGCTTTTTTGAAACATACCGCAGCTATGAAGTCTCCTCTAATAACATCCTAGAAATCATTTATGAACTGGCGAATATTTGGAATGCGATTATAGTCTGGGACACCATTAAATGTGAGATCAATTTTTATAGACCTGAAAACATAGGAAACAATAAAGGCTTTTACATTAGAGATGGAAAATATTTAGAAAGCTTTAATTTATCGACGAACACAATGGATACCATAACTCGCTTAAAGGCATATGGTCAGGACGGTCTAACAATACATCGATTAAACCCCACTGGACAGTCCTATTTAGAAGATTATAGGTATTACATGTACCCTTTTAAACGTGAAAATGGGGTTGTTATTAGCCACTCTGAATATATGAGTGATGCATTATGTATCGCAATAGAGGACTATCAATCATTAGTACAATCACTCTCAGAGAAATTCACTAATTTAACCAGCTCTATTACAACACAACGCTCCATAATTCAAACAGAAGAACAACGCTTTAGTAGTCTTTTAACAGAACGAATTATTATAGAGGACGAATTAGATTTATCCAATGCCAATTTTCAATCAAGCACCCCTGCCCATCAAGACATTATCAACCGCTTAGATGCAAAAAGAGCTGAGATATCTAACCAAGAAGCCTTTATTCGAGATTTAAAATATCGATTAAACGATTATGAAAATGAATTAGACAGCTTAAGAAAAAAATTACTTAGAGAAAATAACTTTTCTAAAGAGCTATTGTCAGAGCTATCAAACTTCGAAATCGAAAAAGAGTATACCAATGATTCTATCGTGGATGAGGCTGATTTACTTGAAGAAGCGAAAGAAGTTTTTCGACAGTTTTTAGAGCCCCAAATTAAATTAGATATGAATATGATTGACTTTTTAACAATTGTAGAATGTCAGAATGATTGGGACAAGCTACATTTAGGTGATCTCATTAGTGTTCGCTATGACAGACTACAGGTTGATGTAAAGGCTAAGATTACAGAAATTTCTTATGATATTGAAAGAGAAACAATTTCTGTAATTATTACAAACGAAATTGATGAGCAAAATACATGGTTAGATAAAATTGAAAAGGCTGGAAATACCTCTACTCTTGTTCAAAAGGAAAAGTGGAAGTGGAGTCTCTCTGAAGAAAATAATGGCGCCATCAACGAGATTATTAATAATAAATGGGATGCATTAAAAAACGCTGTAATGGCTGGCTATAATCAACAAATTGAAATAAGTGAACGCGGTATTATTGTTAAAGATTTAACAGATCCATTAAGCTGGCTCGTTATTCAAAATGGTTTTTTAGCCATTACAAATGATAATGGCAACTCATGGAAACATGCGATTTCAAAGGATGGTATTTTCGGAGAAAGAATCTTTGGAAAAATCATTTCTGGGGTTAATCTTGCTATTGAAGATGAATCTGGAATCTGGCTGACACGCGGCTCACGTACAACTATTTATAATCGCAATCGAGATGAGGTGATGCGGCTAGGACTTGTAACGGATGAGGCTGAGCCTGAATGCTTTGGATTAACTTCTTGGAATGATATTACAAGGGTCGCTATCACAACTTGTGAGGGCTTTTCAGTTAGTCAAAAGGATGGTGACTCCTGGAAGAAAATATTATGGGCAAATACAGAGGGAACACTATATTCTCGAAATATGGTTGCTGAAAATATTAAAATTGTCAATAACCTAGATCAGTTAATATTAGATGCTGAAAAAAACTATTTTGATATCGGATTATTTGACAAAATCGTAGCGGATGGCAAATTAACCACATTAGAAAAATTAGAATTGATTAAAGAGTTGTATAAAATACATTCCGATTATAAGTTATTACTGCAGCAAGCACAAAAATATACATACAGTGATAGAGACAATCAAACAAATATTGATGCTGAATTTAATACCGCTACACAAACCTTCCCTACAACATATTCTGTAACAGAAAGATACTCTACTAAAAATTTAAAAAGTGCCTATCTCGCTTTAATGGAATATATGTCAAATTATATAAAAATCATTAATAACGGTTATGGGGAGCTGCAAAATTTAAATATTGATATGATTGATCCCCTAACGGAATCCACGAGTCCAATTGAGAATCGTGGTATTTTTGTGCAAAAGTTTAAAAATTACTATGATGAAGCTACTCGGCTTCGTCAAGCAATTGAAGACTCCCTATTTTATTCAGGCATTCAAATGGGCCGATATCATAATAATCTTATTATGAATGATTTTGGCTTTATTGCGGTTCGTAACGATGGGAAATATCGAGCATTTCTAAACGCAACAAATGGTTTGGCCCTACAAAAATGGGAAAATGGCGCTTGGGTTAGTAAACTATTTGCTACACTTGGAGACAAGAAATGGGAGGATGGCACACTTTATGCTGAAGGCCTAGTAACTAAAAACCTTCGTATTGTGGACGGAGATTTAGGTGATGCCATTACATTTGATTGGGATGAAGGGATTACGATTTACGGTAAAAACGGTGAAATCATTAAACTCAATGCGAATGAAGCCATTTCAATTTACGTTAATGGTGATAAAAAATTTTACGTTGGCACTGATGGAAGACTATATGCAAAGGATATTACAACACATAATCTTAAAATTGTGGATGGCTTCCTAGGTGAGAAAATAATTTTTGATCAAAATAACGGTATTACGATTAACGGTAATAATGGAGAAGAAATACGTTTAAATGCCAATGAAGGAATGGCCATTGATGCTAACGGCGAAAAACGCATTTGGATTGGAAAAGATGGGCTTATTTATGCGAAAAAGCTTCAAATTATGGGCAACGATACGGATGAAATGATCAAAGATATAGATGGAAGCTATATCTCTGATTTAACCGTCAATAAATTAAAAACACTTAACTCCAATAAACCTCAAGACTTTATTCATATTAAAGATAATTTTTTTAAAATTAAAACAAATTATGGTGGTTCAGAAAAAGATAAGCTTACAATTACCGTAAAGGAAACTGGAGATGCTGCTTATCCTCATATGACCTGGGGGGCAGGCGGTGATGGAGGCTCAGGAAACAATGTTGGCTACCAATATAAAAAAATGGATGGTTTCTATTTCGATTACGTAGGGATAGATGGTCAAAAACGTGAATTTGCATTGAAAAATGGGGATGACTCCATTGTTATGAAAACACCGCACTCTATGAACTTCGAAGGAAAAAATATTAATCTTAAAGCCTCTACAGCCATTACGTTAGCTGTTGGTGAAAATAAAATTGTCATTAGCTCTACAGGTGTTAAGGTGAATGGTTCAAAAATTGAACTTAACTAAGGAGGGATAAACATGCCTGGAGTAGCTGTGAAAGGTAATAAAATACAATCTAATAGTGTATCCAATCATATTACAATAAAAAAACCAAATGAATTTACTTGTGTACCTGGTTATGTGGATGGTGAGTATTATTCAGGTTATTGGTATGGAGGGAGATGTTATGGTGTTTTAGCTCCCCCCTCCTCACCGTATACATATAACAATATTCCTGCAACGATTGATGGCGAAATCACCGAAGGAAGCGCAAATGTTTTTGTTAATGGTAAAGCAGTTGCTTTCTCTGGAGCCAAAACATTAGAAAAAGATACATATACAATTCCTAGCGGCTGGACTATTGAAAGTGGCAATCATACTAGTGCAAATGGCTCCATTTCTGCAGGAAGCACTACAGTTTTTGTCAATGGTAAATCGCTTGTTAGACAAAATGATCCAGTAGTAACACATGCAGGTTCGAAAACTATTGTAAATGAAGGTTCTAGTAATGTGTATTCAAATTAAAAAATTGTTTAGAAAGAAGGTGATGAATTGTCACTCCCTATTAATTATTTAGAATTCAATAATCCGATTCATATTGTTTGGAGAAAAGGAACGCCAAATGATCCATTTATTGATAGACTTGATATTGCCCGTATAGTGAACCAACGTGTTTTTTTATTAGAAATTCCTGACGAGCTTTATCGAGTACGAATTACAGGTATGATTGAAATTAACTACGAAGCCTTTATTAAGAAAAATCTCGATAAAAATGAATTTTATGTAGATTATACAAATGGATTTGTCTATTTTCATGCAGCACGAGAAGCGGAGACCGTTTCTGTTGTTTATAAAGGAAGGGGTCTAATCCTCTATCCATCCTCCCGTATTGTTCATTACGATAGTATGGATTCCACAGAGACTTTATATGAAATCATTGAAAAAAGCAAATCTCAAGTACTGGAATTAATTGATCGTACAGAGAATTATGAGGAATATTTAAATCGCCTTGTCATTGCCATTAATAATTCCAATCACGCTACTGATCAAGCTTTACTTGCATCACAAAAAGCTAAAGATGCTACAGAGTTAGTGAAAGATGCCTATGAAACAACAGTCTTAATTTATCAGCCCTATGTCCATACATACGATGATATTGCGAAAAAATTTCCTTATCCTGAAACTGGGTGGACAACACAAGTATTTGATACAGGGATACGCTTTAGATGGAATGGAAAAGAATGGGTTCCTATTGATGCTTTAGGCGGCAATGTTCCATTAGCAAATGAACTAATAAATGGATTAATGTCAAAGGAGCATTACACTAAGCTTAAAGAAATCACCCAATTTGTGAATGAAAAAACGATGGTATTTATTATTCCAAAGGACATTTTACAAGGCAATCAGGATCCACATATTGTATTTGATTGGGATGGAGAAATTACAGAGATAAAAGCTTCCATATCTTTTAAAGGCTCACAGCCAACGCCAATTCACATTCAAAAATCAACAGATTTTAATCATTGGGTTGATATAACAGATAATCCGGTAATGATTGCAGCGGGAAGCTATTTTGATAATAAAGCTCATACAATTACCGAAACAAAGGTACAAAGGGGCAATATTTTTAGACTACATATCCCCTCCTTTTCTGTTGATGCTCAAAATTTATCAGTCAATATAAAAATTATGTTAAACGACTCTTTAAGCACGTAATGGCTTAGAGAGTTTTTTTATACAAAAAACTAATGACGAAAGAAGGAATTTTTAATGAATAACACTCCAATCGTATCATGGTATGAAGGCACAAATGAATTTTCAAAGAAAGTAGACTATACAGTAAATTATGGAACTGTGGATGCAAGCTCACCCTCCCCCCAAAAAACATTCTTTATTTGGAATAATAGAGGGGTTCAAGAGGATTGCCCTAAAATGGAAGAAGTCACATTTACAACACGAGATCGAGATGGTGGTACAACCGTAGAAGCCGTTAAAGACAACTGGTTTAGAGTGAAGGTTGATTCGTTAGGTGAAAGTGGCTGGACAGAAGTTGGTAAAGGCGGAGGTACACAAAATCCAACTGGCTTAAAAGATTTAGGAACTACTGGCACTACAACTAATAAAAATGCTGCTACTGCTCAGGTATGGTCAAAGGAAAAAACATTTACATTAGGGGCATATGTTAAGCCTACTACAGCCAATGGTTTTATTTATAAAGTCATAAATGCTGGAACAACATCAGATCAAGAACCTGCTTGGGGAAAAATTGATGGAAATACTTTTGTAGATGCTGGAATAGAATACCTAACAGTAAAAATAGACAAAACACCGAATGCTAAAGAAATCTTAGGATTAGCAAATGACACGAAGGAGGATGGCTCAAACGCCCATCTAGCAGGTGGTAACTTCGTTCAAATTACGGTCTATGCGGAAGTACCAATGACAGCGTCAGCAGGGAAAAATTCTTTAGTACAACGCGTATCATACCGCTACGTATAAACATGTCAGTTTTAGAGGGCAGGGGTCTATCCCCTCTCCCTTTTTTATAATAACTTCAATACAATGAAGGGATGGATAGCATGCTATTTACTGAGGAAAAAAATGTACAAGCAATCGGTCTTCCTTTTAATTGGAATGCTGATTATGCAAACGGAAAAAACTATGCTGAGTATGACCTGCTTACGCATAAAAAAAATGACTTTTATTTAGTACAGAAAAACCAGGTTATTCGTTTCGGTTTGTTTGGTCAAGGAATGAAATTTTTCTTTGAAATGACGGATGGCTCTTTTTGCCTACACGGCAGAAAAATTGACATCAGCTATGTAGATGAGAATGGAAAAATATATGCGCTAACAACAAATTTTGCAAACAAAGACCTTATTACATATAAAGAAGCCTTCACGGATTTCAGTAATGTGCAGGGCCAACAACACTCTAACTTAAAATCCATTAATTTTGGCTATAAAACCATCTATCAGCAAGATGATGTACAACTATTCTTTCAGCCCATCGTTTCACTGCCTTTTAGTCAGAGTGCTTTTATTGAAGTGAAAATAACCTCTAACAAAGCTATGAATGGATACTTAATCTTTAAATCAAGAGGCATTGAAGTAGAACGATTTTATGCACCATTAGAAGAAAATCGTGCAGGACAGATCAATTGGATCATTAAATAACTAGAAAAAAGAGGAGTATGGTTATGAGAAGATTTTGGTTACAGCTTCCCGATAAAAATGAGTTTATTGACATTAATACCACTAATAACAAACTATCACTATTTGAATCATCCACCGAGCATAGCTTTACAATAGACCCTGGCAATTACTCACTAGAAAAGTTAATCAGCCTTTTTATTAATAAAGGGCTAGATGCTAAACTAGGCGAACTAAAGGCTGATAAAAATAGGAGGTTTATCGTTTTCTTCATGAAGGATACATTCACTTTTGCAAATGGCAGCTTTATTACTTTCTTAGGTGGAATTGAGTCTGTCGATAAAGGTGATAGATTAGATGATAGTATTATACATATTTGATCAATACTTAAGAAAGGAGCATACCCTATGGCAATAGTAGGAGGTAATCTAGAGCAGAAAGAGATTGGATTGACTATTGGTGTTTCAGGCACACATCGAAATACAGAAATTGACGAAGTCACAGGACATCTACGATTAGCACAGGTGGATGCTGATGGAAGCGGAAATCCTATTTATGCAGAAGAAGGCACATGGATTTCTAAAGTAATTAATCTGGAAGATAAATTTCTGGATTTTGAAAAGGTTGTTACAACTCACACTATCAATGGTGCTAGTTCATTCACAATATCAACAAGAACTTCAGATAATAGTATGGATTGGTCTGAATGGACTGCAATTACGGCTGATGGAACAATTCAGTCTGAAACAAAACAGTATATTCAGGTCAAAATTGACTTATTTGCAGGGTTTGTCACTGATGTTTTTAAAATCTCCAACTCAGACTTTGAAATCAATGAGTTTGTTGAGACTTCAAATAATCTTAGATTAAAAAGTGATTATCAACATGATATGATAATAGATTCAAAATGGACAGACGTAGGAAGTTTACATAGAAAGAAAGTTACCCGTGATGAGTGGATGAGAATTGATAAGTTAAATGTGGTGGTGGTTAAGCAATGACAACAACTTGGTATAACTTTAATAAAATGACCTCTAATACTTCCCCTTTCCCATTTGTCGCAAGTGCGAGTAGTGAGTATAACCATGAATACGAAGCATGGAGGTCGTTTAATGGAGCAAGACATCCCTACCAACAGTGGGTTACTAATAAAAATGATACCGAAGGATGGAATCAAATCTATGTGAAAGACCCAGTTTTAGTAAATGTGATTAAAATGTGTTCAGGAACTGATGGAACACATGCAAGTGGAGCAGGGATAATGCCCCAATGGTTAGAAATCTTAGGTTCAAATGATGGAGTATCTTTTGAATCATTGGGAGTTTTTACTACCCCACTATGGATAAAAAATCAAGAGAGAGAGTTTGTTTTTAATAATAAAAAGCTTTTTAGTTATTTTAGAATTAGTGTAAAAAATGCTGGAGCTACTGGTTGGGGAGTAGGTTTTGATGAGGTTTATTTTGGGTTCAATCCTGACTACCTAAAGCCTGAAAATAAAACACTTATTTTATCCAATGACGAGTATAAGAAATTTAATTATAAGACAGATGAAATTTTGACATATGAAAAAATTGTAATGAACCTAACATCAAATTCATCAAATGGTTACGAGGTATCAGGAACGACAGCGCTTACTAGTGCTCCATTGTTTCACGTATTTGACGGAAACAATGGCACGCACTTTAGAAGTAATTCAGGTACAACAGCAGATATAATTTTGAAACTTCCTACTAAAAAACGAATAGGGAAATTCATTTTGACACCATATGCAAGTAGCTATCCTGTTAAATATGGTTTATATGCCTCAAATGATGGAGTTATATGGACAACTTTAAAAGAAGGGAATTTCAACTCAACAGGAACGTATGAGAGAGAGCAAATATTAGACAATAAAAATCAGTATATATACTATAAATTTTCTGCTTTAAGTAATAGTGGTGGTTCATATGTTTATATTTATGAAATTGAGTTTTTCAAAACAATTGTTGAGAAAAATGCTATCCCTGCCCATTGGTCAACAGTTTCAACAGCTCTCCCTACTTCAACTCAATTCCTAGAGCAAGGAATGGATAATCTGTCTCCCCTACTTGACCGCAAAGTTACAACTTTTGAACCTATGCCAATGATAAATAAAAGTGAGATTTTAGGTGTTGGTGAAATAGGAAAAGTATTTAGTAAAACTATTGATTTAAAGAAATATTTTGATATTAGAAGCATGAAAGTTGAGGTGAAGTGAATGAGTACACTCAATTGGTATAAAATACGAATGACATCAAGCGCTGACCCTATACCACTACGTTCATCAGCTAGTAATCAACAAAGTAATTCATATGCATCATGGAAGGCATTTAATGGTTCTAATATAAGCCCTACTGATGGATGGGCTACTGCACAGCAAAATAAGGGATGGATTCAACTTGATGTTGGTAAAAATATTAAAGTAAATAGATTAAAGATTACATCAATTTACAATAATGGTGCAGAAAAAGTATCACCCAAGAATTTTAGTTTATTAGGTTCTAATGACGGTATTACATTTAATAATATTATGTCAATAAAGGATGAGATTAATTGGACCAATGCTGAAAGTAGAGTGTATGCATTTAATAGTGTAGATTATCGTTTTTATAGAGTTGACGTTCAAGATAACAATGGTGGTAATGTATTAATTATAGGTGAAATAGAATTTGGTCTGTTAGAATATGAGAAAAAACATCTACTTCAATCAAACAATAAAATATACTCACTAGAAACAATCAACTCTGATTGGTACAATACAAATATGACATCTAATACAACCCCTTCTCCACTTGTTGCAAGCGCTAGTGGTATACAAGGCTCATATGACGCTTGGAAAGCATTCAATGGAACAGTAACTAACTATACTGATGGTTGGGCAACACCAACAGGAGTAACAAGAGGTTGGGTTCAAATAAAATTTGGTGAGCCAAAGGTATTCACAAAAGTAAAAATCACAAGCAAACCTACAGCAAATATAGGTGGTGTTTCTTCCGCACCTCCAAAAGATTTTAATATTTTAGGTTCAAATAATGGTGTTGATTTTGAAATATTGGCTGAAATTAAAAACCAAACGAATTGGGGCGTTCCTGAAACAAGGGAATTTACGTTTAAAAACTATAAGCAATATACAATCTATAGAGTAGAAGTTTTAAATAATAATGGTACATCTTATACTGCATTAGGGAATGTGCTATTTTATGAAAACTACTCTAAATTACTAGATATACCAAACAAAAATAGTGCTAACAATTTTACTAAGTATGGTAAGAATAACTTTAATAATCTAGATAGTATAATAGCAATTAAAAACTACATTTTACAAGATGGAGTTTCAGAAAACGAAGAAGGGCTTTGGACAACTAAATTAGATAGAAAACCACTCAGCATTAGTTTTAATTAGTGCTGAGTTTTTATTTTAATTTTTCTTAATACAATAAGAAAGGAATAAATTTATGAAAAATATTATTAGAAATGTTGCTTTTGATAAGAACATCAATGCTTCCAATACTTTTAGTGATGATGGATTAACTGTAACTGTTGAAAATGCTTATAAACCTGCAAAAGCTAATCTGCCTATTGATGATGGTATTTCCTATGTTGAAGTAAAGTGTGTAAGCACATCAAAAGGAAATTCTGTTTATATGATAGGAATAGCAAATGAGCTAATAAATTTTGAGAGTGGCAATGGTAATGCAACAGATATAAATCAAATGAGCTACTATGGTACAACAGGGCATCTATGGAACACTTCAACAGGTAAGCAATATGGTACTTCATATACAACAGGAGATACCATTGGAATTTTGATAAACACAATAAAAAATCAAGTTACTTTCTACAAAAACGGTGTTTCTCAAGGTACTTTATTATTTCAAATGCCATCATATAAAGACATATATTTATGTATAACTTCAGGCTCTAGCACAGAGAGTGTGACTGTTACTGCTAATTTTGGTGCGAGTAGATTTAATTATTTACCTACTAACATTCCTAAAGAGACAGTTTCCTATGAAGGTTATTTAATTAAAAAATATCTATCACTAAAAAATGATGAACACTATTTCTCTTTAGAAAATCAAACTCTTATTCTTCTTCCTGACAACTCAACTAAAAACATGATTTTACATGGTATTGAGCAAGGAAAAGAGATTCAATTAGATGTGCCATTTGATAAACATAGATACTTTAATGACAAACCTGTTGTTAATGTGAGTGGTAAAGTGTTTACACATGATATTGGGGTAATTAATACTCTAAATATCAAAGAATTTAGAGAAAATAAGAGTATAGTAACAACTTGGTATGAAACTAAAATGACTGCCAATAATGCACCTGCCCCTCTAGTTGCTAGTGCTAATAGTGAGTATGTTAGCTCAGGAAGTGGAGAAATATATAGTGCATATCTTGCATTTGATAGTCTCAATGAAAGTGAAAATACTTTATCTCTATGGGCTACTTTGGCGAATCAACATATCAACTCTTGGATTCAATTAGATTTTGGTGAAAATAAAAATATTAATTGTGTCATGTTAACTAGTAGAAACTTATATATTGAGCAAACACCCACTTCTTTCTATATTGAAGGTTCAACGGATGGTCAAAGTTGGACAACAATAGGAGATTTTATGAAAAACGATTGGAGTTTATCCGAATCTGCTGTTTTTATATTAAAAAAAGGTATGTATAGATATTTAAAAATTACAAATAGAAGCATAAAAGGGGCAACAAATGGGAGTTTTCATGCTTCATGGGCTGATATTAAATATGGTTTAAGAGAGGTGAAATAAATTGGCAACAACAGAGCAACTAATGACACAATATGGTGTCGCATGGTTTGGTTTTGATGAAGCAAATGGAAATGTTTATGATAAGTTAGGATTAAATAACTATGTTGGCACAGTTACAGGTGCAACAAGACTTCAAGGTTGGAATGGTCAAGGTTACGCCATGAATTTCAATGGTACTAGTGATAGATTAGAGTTCAACAATAGAGTTTTACCACTAGGAGAAAAGACAGTAAGTTTTAAAATAAGAACAGAGAGCTTTAAAGAAACTACACAGTGTATCATGGAGAATTACACAACAACAGGGGCAAATAGTTTTGGCTATGTTGTTAATTTAATTTCGGGGGGAATATATGTCAATTGGTATACATCTATAAATCCTCTTGCATCCTCTTTGACATTAAGGACTCCTACTAGCATTAATTTATGTGATGGAAAATGGCATAGTGTATTATTCTCATGGACAGGAGATATGGAAGATGTTGCAAAGTTGTATTTGGATGATGAGTTAGTGTCAACAGTTAGGGCTTCACAATCAGAAACTAATACTAATTATAAAAATCAAAACCTTAGTGTTGGTGGAATGAAGTTTACTAGCTATAGACATTTGTATAATGGTCAAATTGATGATTTACAAATCTACAGTAGAGCTCTCTCCCCTCCTGATTTTGAACAAAAGCGCTTAGTAATTAAAACCACAGATAATAAAAGCCTTGTTTTATCTCCTACCTCAGCTCGTGTAAAAGAGATTCCTAACACAGCAGAATACATGATGTTAGCTCAAGGTGGAGTAATAAAAGAGATTGATTCAGCAGTTGATAGACCACCAATTGATTTCACTAAAACTACAACTGAATATGAGATTGTGACTAATAACAGAACACCATTGGGTAAAGGTAGATTGTTTACTATTCCTACTGGTAATGATTTTAAAACAGCAATGGTTGAGGACAACTATTAAATTAGTTGTCTTTTATTATGGAAAAATATTGGAGGTCAATACAATGGCTAATAGTAAAGATAATTTAAATAAATATGGAAAAGCCTTTATTGGTTTTGATGAAACTAGTGGTAATGCAATGGATTCCATTGGTGGGTACACAGGAGCTTTAAATAATGCCCCTACTCGTGTAGAAGGATGGAATGGTAAGGGTTATGCTATGAATTTTAATGGCAGTAATCAGTATATACAGTATAACAATACCATAGTACCAATTGGAGCTAAAAGTGTTCGCTATAAAATTAAAACTAGTGTATCAGTAACAACTTTTGTAGCTTGCATAGCAAATAGTGCAGGTGGTATCACAAATGGGATTCAATTTGGACTAGAAAATGAAAAAATTCTTATTGTATTATCTAGTTCTACAGGGAATATTATTACTATACGTTCAAATAAAACTATAACAGATGGAAAGTGGCACGATATATTATTTACTTGGGATGGAACTACCAATCCTAAAACAGTAAAGTTGTTTGTAGATAATATGATGGCTCCAGACTCTATAGAAACAGCCAAGTTATTAGAAACTAATATAGGTTATAAAAATTTAACAATTGGATGCAGAACTCAGCCAAATGATAGTAAGGTAACATACTTCCATGGTCAACTAGACCAAATCGAAATATACGATAGAATAGTCTCCCCTATCCCTGATAAACACCTAATCCAACACAACTCACAATACAAATACCATGACGGCACTTCTTGGCAAATAACAACAAACACAGAAGAAAACTTCATCAAATACGGCATGAACAACCTAGAGCATATCACAGAAGCTCAATGGAAAGAGCTGTCAGGAAACAAATCAATAGTTATGTGGTCTGATTTCGAAGATAAACAATTTGCTTCTGTTGTATTAAATAAAAAAGAATTCAAAGTACAAGATTTTTTAGGTGATACACCTCAGGTTATTTACTACACTGACTCAGACGCTTCACAAATCATTGTGGAAACAGGTGTTGAGCCATACTCTGTTTATGACTATATTGGTGAGCTTCCTACTGTAGCCATTTATACAGAATCTAATAAAGATATTGTTGTATCGACTAATGTTGAACCATTTGATATTTATGATGAATTTGGTGAAAGTGTTGAAGTTCTTTACTACACAGATGATGAAGCTATGACGAGTGCTGATTTAATTTTAGAAGCAAATTGGTCACCTATAGATGAGCTAGAGGGTGATTTTGAGGTTGTTACATGGACAGATGAAGCTCCTGAGACTGCAAATAGAGTGCTTCAAATGAAAGCAGTACCTAAACCTCAATTTATCAAATTAGTGAATTCTAAGCGGCTCTATGGTTATTTAGATAATGTTTTCGCAGCGGATATTTCACAATCCTACCGAGATGAGGCTCGTTACTTTATTACAGACGAAAATACCTCTAGCTGGTATGTATGGGATGCTTCAACTCAATCATTTATTATATCTGACATTTCAAGTGAGGAAGCCATCCTAAAGAATGGTATGAAATTCACAGATATGAATAAAATCACCGATAAACAATGGAGAACTTGGGCTAAGCAATATTTAAATATTGGCGTATTCCTAAAGGATAATCCACGCGATACTATTATCTCAATTGTTGATAATGTTTCATATGAAGACTATCTTCCTAGACATACTAATACTTTAGAAAAGGCTAGCTTCTATCTTTTAAATACAACAGCTAAGATTGATATTTCCTTAGTCGGCAATACGCTTAAAGGTGTACTAAGTGACGAAGATCTCACACGTGTTCAGTATCGTGTGCTATTGAATGGTGCTTATTATTATCCAGCAGACGGCAGCTTTACAAAACTAGCAGCATCTCCTCAAAATATTAGTCTCTCAATCGCTAGTAAACATATAAAAATTGATGATTGGAATACCTTGAAAATAGAGTTTCAGGATTCCTTTGGCACAACTGATTATTGGCAAACAACGTTCATTGGAACCTACTCAGGGCTTGTGTTCAAAGATGTTTATGGTAAGTATTATTCAAATGAAATTGGTGAGGTTTTAAAGTATCTTGACTTTGGAATTATTGTCGCTGGACAGACCACTGTTGAGCATGAGGTAATTCTAAAAAATCAATATGGCTATGATGTTAAAAATATTCACTTGTTTGCCAACACCTCTAACTTCCCTACTGGAATGAAGATAGAGTTTAGTGAAAGCTTAGCCCCATTTACCCCCTACCCTGAGTTAAAACTAAATCGAACACTCCAGAACAACGAAGAAATGTCATTCTTCATTCGATTACAAACTGAATTAGGTGTAACGCCTGACGCTAACGGTTCATTTGACATTATCGTGAGAGCAGACAAAGCCTAATCACAATACAATGTGATAAGGAAGTGAAAACTATGGAAAGCAATATTTCTTCCAATCAAAAGAAACAGGAAATTGCCATTTCACCAATTGCGGATACTTCTTTTATTTATGCTGACACTGAAATAAAGCCACAAAATCGTTTGCAAGCAAAGTATAAATTGTTTGCAGTCGGCTATTCAGATTTATTAGTTAACTTGATTGTTAAACAATTCGAAGACGCTGATTTAAGCACTGAAATCATACCACGAGCAATTGGTACAAATGAAAAAGAGACTTTCATTACTATCGTTTATCGTGGGAATTCACATGTTTTAACAGAAATACAGCCTTATATCCACAATTTTGTTGAGGCAGAGATCGACATACGCCCTCATAATCGGATGGTAGCTATTTATGAAGTGCAACAGCCTCCTATTGTCACTGATAGTTTTAATCCTACACAAGATGCCTTTACTCGAGAGAAAGTAGACTATCAATCCATTAATTATGGTGAATATACTTCAATGGTTGTCGGACGAAGTGATGATGATATTTGGCGTTCATTCGTGCAATTTAATTTACAATCTATCCATCCATCCTATATTTTAACGGATGCTAAACTCCGTTTATATTTTAGTGGATCTATCCCGAATGACATTCAGTTTGAGCTTTATAATGCCAATAAGTCATGGGCAGAAACTGATATCACTCACTTAAATAGACCTACACCTATTAAGCTAATAACAGATAAATATACAGTAAATGCAATAGCAAGCTACGTAGAATTTAATGTTTATACTATTGTAAAGGATTGGACATCATTAAAGTTAGCTAATAATGGCTTTATAGTTCGTCTATCAAATGAAACCTCCAATGGACAAGTGATCTTTAAAACTAGAGAATCCTCACAGCCTCCAGAATTACTTATTCATTATTACGATTCTAGAATTTTCAGTATTGGGAAAAGCCAGCATCTTACCGAGATTTTTATCTACAAGAGACAAAATTCAGATAAAAATACCGAAATTACCGTTGCTTCAGTATTTGATTTCTGGGATCAAGGTACTGAAATATATGTACATAGAAAAGAAGTTCCACTAGATGTAGATATACTCACCGACATTACAGTGAATAAATCATTTGTAAATGTAGAAATAATTGTAGCGATCCCTTTAGAAAGTAATACAACTGCTGAAATAAGTGTTAGGAATCCTCGTATAGATAAAACAAATGCAGAGATTACAATAAATAAACCAGGCATACCTGCTGAAATATCTGTTAGAAAAGGTGACAATAATATCATCTTAACAGACATTTGTGTATCTAAACCGGATATTCCTGTTGAAATTATTATTCCATATTATGAAGACAGTATTCTATTAGCAGTTATCGAGGCAAATGATATTTACATTACTGAGATTAATACAGTCATTATTGTGTCAAACGATATTATTAAAGCAGAAATTACACCACGGATAGCTGATCAGGAAAATTTATACACTGCCATTACAGTGAGTAAGTATAAAATACATAGTGAAATCTTTGTTAAATATTCAAACGATTTATATGTTGAAATTGAAGCACATGTAAAGAGTGATATTGCATCGGAAATAATGGCCAGTATTCCTTTAATACCTGCTGAGATAATCGTTCAAAGATATGATAATGATGATAAACAGATTGAAATATTTAGTGCCTACACTTCCATTATATCGACTGAAATCATGGTTCATCGAGTTGATGATTTAGAAACGGCTATAGATATTAAGGCAACCAGCAATATGAACGCTAAACTTATTATCTCTAAGCCTGCTATTTGGAGTGAAATTACCATTCCTACATGGGATGAATCAAAAATTTTTACAACCATTCAGCCGCGTATTTTTATGGTAAACAATATCCCGGCAATTATAGTGGTTAATGGTGGCGTTTCAGGATACGCATTTATTATGTAAAAGAAGGAGAATATTCATGATTATTAAAAATTACGAAATTGGCGAACTATATTCATTTCTATTTAATTTAATTTTAAAAGGCAAAGAATCCCGTATGCGAACTAGATTTTTAAAGCTTTTAGAAGAACAATTAAATCTAATTAACCTGGAAAGACAACAGTTAGTATCAGACTATGCTGAGAAAGATGATCATGGTGAAGTTTTGTATAATTTAGAGCAAGTGGATGGTAAAGACATGGAGGTCCCTATATTTACTGAGGATGCTGAGAAGGAAATTCAAAAGCAAATTTTAGCTCTTTTAAACGAAGATTTTATTATCGAGGAAACAGCTGACAAAGCTGACATGCTTCAAATATTACAGGGAATTATATTGAATTGCGATTTAGAATTTACAGGAAAAAAAGCAACTATGTTTGATAGATTTTGCGAAATATTTGAAGACATTCCATTACTTAAGTAGGTGGAAATTTCACAATAAAATTTTCTAATAAGGGTAGGTGGAAAAATACACCTATCCTTTATTCATTTTTAAAAAGTTGGTGATTACATTGCAAGATAAATTTGGTGAACGATTAGCCAGTGCTGAGGTTGAAATTAAGAATCAAGAGAACCGAATTTCAAAATTAGAAGGTAATCATGAATTATTATATCGTTTAACATTAGTATCCGAACAGCAGCAGGAGATGAATAAGCATCAGCAAATCCAATTACATCGAATGGATAAAACCTTTAATAATATTAATATCAATCTTACAAAATTAAATATGACCCAGGTTGAATTACAGGAGGATGTTAAAGGAATTGGAAAACGTGTGGATAGTATTGAGGAAGATCTAAAGGAGGAATCTGAGAAGGATTATATCTCTATTGGTGACATCATTAAACAATATCTGCATTGGTGGATACTTCTTCCTACAATTATAATTGGTGCTTTTATTTTAAAATTATTTGGCTTATAAGAAAGGAATGATGCCCGATGAAAATTAATTGGAAGGTTCGCATTCGCAATCCTCAATTTTGGATGACGGTAGGATTATCCGTAATCACTCCCCTCTTTGCCTATTATGGCATTACCGGAGCGGATTTAACTACTTGGCAGAGTGTGTGGACTTTAATTTTGGATGCAGTCTCTAATCCATATGTGTTAGCTTTGATTGCCGTTAGTACATATAATGCCATTCTTGATCCTACAACGGCTAGCCTAAGTGATTCCTCAAGAGCATTAACCTATAATAAACCGAAACGAGATGAATGATAATGGTTGATTTTATGAGTCCTGTGAAGAATGCCCGGTTAACTAGTAAATTTGGTTGGCGGAATATCGGCTTTGGCAAAGAATGGCATCAAGGCATCGATTTAGCATCAACAGGAAAGGGTCCGATTGTTGCTAGTGCGGCTGGTATTGTTACGCGAGCACAGGCATTCAGCAGCTATGGAAACGTTGTGATGATTAGGCATACAATCCACGGCAAAACATATGAAACAAATTATGCTCATTTGGATTCTTCCTGCGTTCAGGTAGGACAAAAGGTGAAGCAGGGACAGCAAATCGGAATTATGGGTAATACAGGACGTGCATTTGGTGTTCATTTACACTTCGAAATACATAATGGTCTATGGCAAACGGGACAACCAAATGCCGTTGATCCTATGAAATACATAACATTAACGAATGAAGCTAAAGGAGAGCTAACAATGTCACAATACAATGAATTGCTAAACAAAATAAAAGAACTGGAAAACGCTTTGCAAACAAAACAAGCTATTATTCCAACGCGTAAAGCCACTGAAACGCATAAGGCTGCGTGGGATTGGCTGCAATGTCAAGGTATTACGGACGGCTCGAACCCTCAAAATTTCGTAACACGTGAGCAATTTGCAACAATGCTCAAACGTTATCATGAGTCCAAATTATAA